TACCCTTCTCATTCCATAGCTTTGCGGCCTCGGCTTGCTTCCCCTTCCCCGCACCCGCTTCGGAGGCCGGCATGAAGAGCTTGTCGGTAATCTGCACATCGGCTTCACTCCTACCAGGCATAAGGTTACGCCTTAGACGATCAATAACGATGTTTCGGGTGTTGCCGGTAGGATTAAGTGTTCCTATCCGATCCAATCTGCGAGAGCGGTATGTCCCTAATGTGTTTGCCCGTCTCTCACCGAGGTTTGATAAGGTGGGATTGTCTGCAATCTGACTTTTGCTTACAGGACCAAAGGCGGCATTGAGGAAGTTTTTCTGCCCTTCGGTGACTCCACTTTCAGGAGTACCATTGACTATGCCTTTGGCATGATTATCGAGGTACTTCTCGAACATGGATTCGAAGTTCTTACGAATTACTGCTGGGTCTGATCCGCCAAACGCCTGACCGATTTCATTGCCTCTACGCTTTAGGAGGTAGTCGATATTCTTCTGTAGCTTATCAAGAGATACAGTATCTAAGATAACATTGCCGTCCTTGGTAATCGTAATGCCATAAACCAAGCTATCGCGATATCCGCCTTTTAGCGTCTTGTATTTCCTGCCTCCTTTACCGGTAGCCGCATAATAGAATAGTAGCATCTGATTACCGATGCCCTCCCTACCCGCTTTGCTGGCTTCCCGAAGAAAGTTTATCTGCGATGGGTTGTATCGGCCTGTCCTGGATAGTTCATCGATAATTGAGTCATCTATGAATTTGCCGGAGCCTGTAAGTTTTCCGTCCTCAGTTTCGGACAGAGTGACATGACCTTCAGGAAGATCGTTTTCTCGAGCCTTTATAGACTCGGTTAAATCCCTGGCGAGTGCCTGGTTTGCTCTTCTTGTCTCTGATGGAGAATAGACTTCGGGCTTTTTGGTGATTGGGTTGACAATGATGTTGCCATCTTTGTCGGTCTTAAAGTGTCCACCATTGTTAAATACCTGCAAGCTCTCAATCGGATCACTGGGTGAAACGATGACTGTGTCCAATTCATCATCCTTAGTTACGGGGCGTTGTTCGCGAATCTCCGATTCCGATAAGCCGATTGTCTCGTCTTCATACCGCTTGACCAGGTTGTCCAATTGCTTGGATGATTTAAATGGTTTACCGAGTATGCCGGTTCCCTGAACAAGAGATCCATCCGCCTTGGTGGCCATACCGAGTGAATGCATAGCTTTACGCATAAAGCCTCCACTGGTGATACGATCACCCAGGCTTTCGATTAGCTTATAAGTGGATGACTGCCCTGCCCGTTTGGATGTTTTGCCGGATAACATTCTTTCGGCCACAGTCTCAGCAAATAGTTCCCGTGCAAACTGCTCGGGTGTTTCATATGCCTGCTTTGCTTTTTCCGAAACATTGGAGTTGGCAAGTTTATCGACATATGCCTTTTGAAGTTCCCTAAATTCATCGGTGAGTTCGTAATGTTTTATACCATTCTCATCGGTAGTAATCTTGGGCTTACCTGTGGCTTTATCTATCTTGGTAAATATTCCGACCCTTCCCTTCTCGGGATTACCCAGCATCTCCTCGAGGATGTTAGGCAGTAGTCCATGCCTTTCAACATGGTGGCCGATTTCATGTGAAAGGATAGTTCCGTAGGATAAATTAGTATCGGTATTTATTTCGATTACACTGTCAGAACCATCTACATAATGTGCTCCATTCGGTCCATCCTTCCCCATCGATTTCATTCTAATCTCCACATCGGGAAAGAATTGAGAAAAGGTAGATATTGCGACCTGTTGATCCTTGTCCAGCTTTTCGAAATTTGTCCGCTCTGTTTCGGTAAGCGATTGCTTGTGGTATTCTAAATCTCCCAACTGTTTGGCGAGCAGATCGGATTTATTATTGAACCTAAGAAGAGATCCATAACCTAATCCGGAGGCTATAAATGGAGCCGATGCTCCGATTGCAGATGCCGCACCTTCTTCGCCTCCAGCCATGTAGCCGAATACACCAGGCAATGCCGCCCCTCCTGCCGCCGCCTTGGCGACATTGGCGGTTTCTGTGCCTAGTCTGCCTAGTCCTGATCTATCGATAAACCTGGCGGCTCCTCTTACAGTGGATGGAAGGTCACGGGTTTGAGTGAGTATAGGTTTTAACTGTGAAGCGGCATCTCCGAGTACCAGGTTATCAGTCCTATCGACTAATACCTCGGCAAGTTTAGGATCGTCTGCCGGTAATGCCCCTACCCTTTTAAAGAATGGCATGGTGGTCTCGGCCATAGTCAACTGTTTACCGAGTATCGCTGTGCTTCGTCCCATGCTGGCGATTGCCCGTGGACCCATGTAGGCGGCTAATGCTCCAAAGCCTGTGCCGGTGGCACTTAAATCACCATCTGAAATGTCAGCGACTCCACCGATTGCTGTGTAAATTACGCCCTTTGCTACAGGCTCGGTCATGCCTGCTCGCATCAATAAGGTAGTCGCTTCCTCCACGCCTGCCCTGCGGATAAACTCGGTAAGGTTGCCAAAGTGCTCACCCGCTTTACCGACTGCCTGCATACCCTTACCAACCATTTGATTGGTAAACCCTGCCTTTGCCTTCTGCTCAGTAAATGGAGTAATCTTTGCGAGTATTTCATCCGATTCCTTAGTAGCCTTTTCGAGTGCATCGGTGGCAGTCTTTACGAGTGTATCAGATGCATTGGCTGGTAATCGATTAAGTTGCTTTTCAAGTAAAAATTTCTTGCTGTTTGCTTCCTTGAATTGTTCGGCTAACTTCTTTGCGGTTCCCCGGCGTAGCATATTGGTGGTTGATCGAATACCTCCAGTGGTTACTGCGGCCACAGGATTTTCCAACTGTACGAATAAAGATGCCGCTAGTGCCTGTTTCTTGTCAGGCTCAACTCGACCGGCTTTGAGATCTCTATACATATCGAAATCACCAAACTGCTCGGCCATGATTGCCGCCCCATCATCTATAAACGACTGAGTCTTCATCATGTCGCCAATAAACTGAATGGAGGCATCTATATCCTCATCCCCTTCGCCTGCTATTTTAGAGAATGCAAGTTTACCGGCATCTCCGATAGTTTTATATCCAGCAAAGACTTCGGCCATTGTTTGGTAGCCTGTTGCTTTTCTTTTGCGTCTTCTCTTCTGCTGTTCTGCTCGAGCACCCTCGACTAGCTTTTGACTGCCAGGGACTCCGTAAGTCATAGCACCTGAAGCGGTAAAATCTAAACTAACCTCTTTCGATATATCACCAAGTCCCTCCATGACTTCCCCGGCGGCCTGTTTGAATGCATCGTATAAACCTGTGTCAGACTCCTGGTCGAAGTAACCATTCTTATAGGCGGCTCGAGCTAGTTCCTTATTACCATCTTCGAATGCTTTGATCATCCGATCAGGTGGAACTACCTGCTTAAGAATCTGAAAAGTGGATTCTTCATTAGGAGCCTCCGGACCCTCGACCATAAAATCTACTCCGAGGGGTTCGCTGAATATTCTGTACTGTCCCATTACTGAGCCTCTACCGAAATTTGTTCTGGTATCGTGTAATTTCCTTGCTTTGTATCTATGCCTGGTCCTTGAGGCTTTGACGGACTTAATTCTTCTTCGATTTGCAAATAGTTTGATGGGATTATTTGATCCGCTCTTAAACCACTATTTGCCGCTAGACCTTTGTATCGCTGTAAAGCCTCCTTTGCTGGTTTAAACTGAGCCGATGCAGTATTTCTTGCTGTACTCAAAAAGTCCTGTCTTTGATTCGGCGTTAATAGAGTACCATCTTCAAGTTTTCTTATAGCTTTAGCAATTGGTAATGGTACAGCAAAGCCATCATCCTCAGTTCTCTGTAACCATGAAGTTGCATCTGCGGCGGTTTGAAATTCTCCTTCCCTGACAACACTGCCAGGATCAAGTATCTTCATGTAATTAAAAACTAAAGCTAAATCACCTGCCGCAGATGGATTTTCAGCGGCAGTTTTTACTTTTAGAAATGCAGTGCGAACATCGCCAAAATCCTTTGTGGCATCCAAAGCGTTAAACTCTTTACGCATATCAGCTTCGGCTTTTCGAAGAGTTGCAAAATCTTCCATGCCAGCAGTTGCTTGTTCTGCCCTTCTCTTTTGTTCAGCCTGCATAAATGCCAAAGCTCTTTCTTGAACAGCAGGAGATTCGTTTGCAAATTGAGCCATAAACCGATTGCCGGACATTCCCATAACAGGCTCAGTCTGTTGGAATTTAGGGTCTTGAAGTAAATCACTTCTATATTCTTCTTGTGCTTCAGGACCAGGTGCTAAGAATAATGAACCTCTTTCAAGGTTATCTTGCCCAGCCTCATTCAATTTACCAGTAGGGGCTTGAGAAGTAAGCATGGTAATAAATCTATCGGTCGCTTGCTTATCTTCTTCTAGCATAGCTTGCTGACTTTTAAATGCCTCCTGACGCATTGCGAACTCCTGTGCTCTAAAATCAGTTAAATCTTTATTTCTTTTAGCCTCAATAAGAGTGCGATCTTTCGACATTGAGTTAATTAAATCAGGGGGAGCATCGGGATAGAGTAATTCAAGACCCTGCCTCAAATTTTCAGCCTCTTTCTGTTTCGCTTTTTTATCGAAATAACTTTTTGCCACTGAACCAATCGCATTACCGAATGCCTGGTTAGCCCTCGCCTGTGCCTCGCCTGCTCTCTGAAAGGCTGAGAAGTCCATCCGTCCCAAGCCCGCTTGTACTGTATCTCCTATTGCCATATCAATTATTTCCTTCCCGCTAAGAATCCGCCTATAATTGAACCTGCGGCTCCCATCAATCCACTTGCCATTCCGCCTGCCGCTTGTTCGCGAGCCGCATAAGTGTTCGCCATGTAGTTCGCACGATTAGCCGCATCCTGCATTCCGATATTCACACCCGCATCAGGATTGATCCTGGTTGACTGCTCTTGTGGTATGCCAAACAAAGCCGCCCTTGCTCCATATCCTTGTTGGGTATAATCACCACCACCACGGAGCATCATCAATGGATCTGCTGAAGTGGCCTGGTTACCTCGCATTGCATACCCGCCAAACTTCATCGCATCGTCTCGATTTTCGCGAAGGATGTCACGCAGATAGTCTTCCCTGCTCATCGCCTCAGCCGCAATCGCCGCATTGTCCATGTCCCGTCCGCGAGCCACCAATGACTCCCTGGCGGATTGAGTTGCTCGCCTTCTCATCTCAGGAGATAAGTCCTGCATCTGAGCTTCCTGAAATGCCTGGTCGGCCAACTGATTAGCCTGCTCCACGCGAGCCTGCATGAGCGGATCGGATGAACGAACTGCCTGTGTCATGCCAGGACCGAATCTATCTATTAAAGATATATCAGTACCTGCCTGACGCTCTGCCATCTGACCACCAAACTCCTGTGCGCGCATGGCCTGCTGTTCCGCAAGCTGTGCCATCGGATCAGCGGCTCGTTGGGCGAGGCTTAACTGTAAGTCCTGATATTGGGGATCGTATGTCTGACGAGTCTGTAAGAGTTTGCCCTGTAAAGCGGGGTCTGCCATCGCGGATACATAATCTCTTGCCGATTTACCGACATCAAGTTTTGGCATGGGAGGTGGTTTCTTTCCTCCACCAAAGAGCTTATTTAAAAAGAACGATGGAACGCCCGAACTGTTTACAGGTTCGCCTGCTCCTCCGGCATCTTTGAGCATCTTTGCTTCTGCTGAATTGATGTAGGCGAGTGACTCACCCTCGGGAGCATTCTCATTTAAAAGCCGAGCGGCCTGTGCCAATGGATCTTTTGTTTTATTTTTCATCATGGCTATTAAGTCTTAATAATATAATTTAAAATGATTGTTGGTTGGACATTGTTGTGAGCGGAACCGCCGCCCGTTGAGCCTGAATCAGCCTGTTGGCGACCAACTGCCGTGGGGTCAGTAACGCCAGCACCTATACCTTTAGCGGCCGACCCAGCGGACGATTCGCTGTAGGTGTGCGTATGGGCAGGCATTTCTGATGTTGTGAGGGTATGTTCTTGAGAACCACCTGTAGCTCCCAAATTATCACCATTTAAGCCACCCGATAGACCTGTTAATCGGTCTGCTGAAGTTCCTCCCATGTCATCCTGACCTGCAATTACTCGGCCTCTTAGGTCAGGCTTATTGAATGTAGTTGAACCATCTCCTGAACCATAAGTAGTCCCTATGACTTCAAATAAGTCTGCATACTCTGTGCGAGATATTGGAGTATTGTCACAAAACAACCAATCGTCATTTGGGAGAGCAGTACCTGCAAATGGCATGACTGTACCTGTCGGCATGAGTGACGAAATCGCTGAGGGTGCGAGCTTCGCAGATGTCACTGCCTGATCCTTAATGTGATTTGTCGTGACCGCACGATTGGCATCAACAGATGCGTCACTAAGTAGTTCGTTACTACCGATACCATTGGCTTTAACCTTTAGCTTACCATCCCCTCCATTCACACCATAGGTGGCGTTATTCGCGATGATAGTTGCACCATCAGCCGGGTCACTGAATGTCGCCAAGTCAGCGATATCCATCAGCTTTCGAGAGGTGACCTGATCACCTGATGAAAAAGTTTGTCCTGTCGTTAAGATTGCCATTGTTATTTCTCCTATTGCACTGAAGTGGTTGATCGATCTGAAAGCCTAGCATCTACTCGTGTTGCACGAACATAAGGTCTGCCATTGGTTGGCTGAAAGTCTGCCTGTATGCCAAAGCCTCTTTTATTAACTCGTAGTCGAACAGATGTATCTTCTGCCGTATCTAATTCATTACCGAGTAAAGATGATAAAGTGTTTGTTTCGCTTACTGAGTCAGGGTCTTCTGCGATAAACTGTATGTTTCCATCCGATGGATTTTCATCGCTTGATTTTAATTGTAATTCTGCCCGACTAAATGTCTTACGATCTAGGGAGTCGGCATCGTATTGACGAGTAGTCAGTTGGCTAATCACTCTATGACCCGGTTCGTTGGAAAGTTCCTGACCGACTTGTTCTAAAACAAAATCATTACCCTCAATCGCATCCACTTTATGGACACCACCTTCCTCGGTAGTTAAGTAAAGAGCATTCTGTGAACCTTCACGAGCAACTAATAAATCGCGTATTGCGAAGTCTTCAGAATCAACAGTGTCAATACTTTCAAAGCCTTGGTTGATGAAGTTATAGACCAAAATAGTATTCAGCTTATTACCATCACCAATGCCTACGCTTGAATCTAGTGGAAGTGCCAACCAATAGCGGTTATTAAAATAAACGCCAACTGACAGGTGGGCAAAGTCCTGATTAATGCGATCAATAAAAGGCTGAATCGTTTCAGATATCGGTGTGCCTGTACCTCGCAAGTTATACTCATCTATAAATTGTACACTGTATACTCCTTGGTCAGATAAAAATAAAATCTGATTAGCCACCTGAACAATAGATTTCCTAGCAGATGCTCCGACCTCGTCTGTGACCATTGTGGTTTTTACATCGGCAAGAGATCCACTCACACCTGTCATCAGATGAATAGATTTACGATTGAATACGACTACCGAATCTTGCGTGAAACCTTTAATCCCTACTATAAAATCGCTCTTACCTGATGAGATGCGAAATTGATTTCCGATCTCGTCAAATGTATCAGAGTCTAAGATATCCGAGGCCACCAGCTCGTCCCTGATTGCTCGATCCGTTGGGGAGGTTGCTGATGTATATTGATACGGAACCCATAGCCTACGCTGATGAAATTCACCAAAGGGAGCCGCAGGCTGATGGATAAATCCTTTGCCAAGTGCGAGTGGTCTGCTGACTGTCAGAGAGTGATTGGAGTCATCTGCAACCCCTAGATTAAAAGTAAATTGGTTGACTGTAGGTACGCTTGTGACCACCACCTCTGTGCCAATAAACGCATCGTATATCG